TCTGATACGGTAGAAAAAATTAAGGAGAACTTTATTCGTGAACCTGAAAACAAATTTATGGGGGGTGCGTTATGGCAATGGAAAGAACCTGTAGTAGGTCACAAATATATTATGGGTATTGATGTTTCTCGTGGTGATAGTGAAGACTTTACCACATTCTGTATTATAGACTTTGACGAACGAGAACAGGTATTGGAGTATTTGGGTAAGATACCACCTGATGTTGCTGCTGAGGTCGCATATAAATGGGCGACTATGTATTCAGCGTTTGTTGTGATTGATATCACTGGAGGTATGGGGGTTTCTACCGCTCGTAAACTTCAGGAAATGAATTATAAGGATTTATATGTTGATGGTATAAATGCTGCTGATAAATGGAAGTACAACCCAAAAGCAATAGAAAAAATACCAGGTCTTAATTTTAATTCAAAACGTGTTCAAATCGTTGCAGCTTTTGAAGAGTCTTTAAGACACAATTTTATTGTCCGTTCTTCTCGTTTAATGAATGAATTAAATACGTTTGTATATATTAACGGAAGACCTGACCACATTAAAGGACAACACGACGACCTTATCATGGCAATGGCTATGGCGATATATGTTGGTGAAAACTCATTTACACAACTTGAAAAGGTTACCGAACAAACTAAGGCGATGATGGAAAGTTGGATGGTTAATGAAACTCCTGTTAAAAATGCGACAAGAGATTTTAATCCAGGTTTACCTGTAATGCCAAATAATCAAAACCATCATAGAAGGATTGACGGATACACAAAAAAGGATTATGAAGATTATGGATGGTTGTTTGGTGGTATGAGGAGATAACCTTTAATTAATTTAAGTAAAGATTATATTTATCTAAAAAACGATGGCTCAGAATAATAATTTTACGATATGGCAGAGACTTGGAAAGGTTTTTGGACCAGACTCTACTTTAGACCAACAAGCCCCCATATATCAGTTTGATAAAAAAGAAATTTTAAAGACAAAAGATAAGGGGGAATACGAAAAGGAAAAACTACAAGCTCAACAGACCCTATATTTAGGACAGCAGTGGCAAAAGATTGAAAACAATCTTTATACTCAAGCGGTTTATTATGAACCAACTAGATTGGCCTCGTTTTATGATTATGAGAGTATGGAATATACTCCTGAAATTTCTGCAGCATTAGACATATATTCGGAAGAATCAACAACACCTGATGAAGATGGATACATCCTACAAATTTATTCTGAAAGTAAAAGAATAAAATCAATTTTAGGAGACCTGTTTAACAGTAGGTTAGATATTGATACTAACTTACCGATGTGGACACGGAATACGTGTAAGTATGGCGATAATTTTGTGTACCTAAAATTAGACCCTGAAAAAGGTGTTATGGGTGCTCAACAATTACCCAATATTGAAATTAGTCGTCAAGAGAGGGGTATGAAAATAAAACCTGAAAGAAATAGTTCTGAGACTGAGAATGACGCTTTAAAGTTCTTATGGCAAAATAAGGACATGGAATTCAACACATGGGAAATTGCTCACTTTAGATTATTAGGTGACGATAGAAAATTACCTTACGGAACTTCTATGTTAGAAAAAGGGAGAAGAATATGGAAACAACTTATTCTTTCTGAGGATGCGATGTTAATATATAGAACATCAAGAGCACCTGAAAGAAGAGTGTTTAAAGTTTTCGTCGGTAACATGGACGACAAGGACGTTGAGCCATACGTAAACAGAGTCGCAAATAAGTTTAAAAGAGACCAAATTGTGGATTCAACAAATGGTAATGTGGATTTAAGATATAATCAGATGGCGGTTGACCAAGATTACTTTATACCGGTTCGTGACCCTAACGCACCAAATCCAATAGATACGTTACCAGGTGCACAGAACCTGTCAGAGATTGCGGATATTGAATATATTCAAAAGAAACTTTTAACTTCACTACGTGTACCTAAAGCTTTCTTAGGTTTTGAAGAGGTTGTTGGTGATGGTAAAAACTTATCCTTACAGGATATTAGATTCGCTAGAACAATCAATAGAATTCAAAAGTCTATGATACAAGAATTAAATAAAATTGCAATCATACACCTATATTTATTAGGTTTTGAAGATGAGTTAGGAAACTTTACATTAGGTTTAACTAATCCATCATCACAAGCCGAACTACTTAAGGTTGAACAATGGCAACAAAAAATTCAATTGTATAGAGATTCTGTTACAGACCCAGGAAATGGTATATTACCTGTTTCTTCATCTTGGGCTAAGAAACATATTCTTGGATTTAGTGATGAAGAAATTAAACTAGACTTACAACAACAACGTATTGAAAAAGCGGTTGCGGGTGAACTTGAAAAAACTTCTGAAGTTATTTCTAAAACAGGTATATTCGCTAACCTTGACAAATTATATGGAAATAAACCTGGTGAAGGTGGTGATGCTGAAGGTGGAGAAACTACCGATGACGGAGGTATGGGTGATTTAGGTGGAGCGCCTCCTTCAGGGGGTGGTTTAGATTTAGGTGGTGATTTAGGTGGTGATTTAGGTGGTGATTTAGGTGGTGGAGAAGAAGGTGGAGGTGAAACACCAACAGAAGAACCACCAGTAGAAAGATTTGTCAGAAATAGAGACTTAGACTTGTTAGTTGAAGATGATATTATTAAAGGTAAAAGTATATTAGATTTATCTAAAGGTAGACAGTCTTTAGGTGAAATTGATGATAAATTGAACGCATTATTAAATGACTGATATTTATAAAATAAAATATTATGGCATCATTCGGACAAATTAAAACAAAAATAGAAAAAGTATTCTTAAAAAGTTATAATACAGAAGACTTTAAAAAAAATATTAAGGAATTTAAGAAATACGTCTTAAATCAAAAACCAATTGCTGAAACCTATTTTTTATATGATGAATTATCTTCACAAAAAGGATTAAGTGAAAGTGTTGTTGATGATTATATATCAGAATCTTTTGAGTATTTAAAAAGTATTATCGATACTAATAAAGAAAAAATTCAAGAGCTAAGTGAATGGATTGATGGTATATTAAAAGAAGATGCGGGTAATGATTACGCAGATATTGATAGTCAAATCTACACAAAAAATATTGTTAAAAACTTGGAGTCATTAATTGAGTCTAAACAAAGAATTAGAAAAAATCTAATTTCTAAAAGAAGTGTATCTGAAAACAAAGATATCAATATACCGATATCTTCTATGTTAAAGATAGCAACAAATTCATTTAATAAAGAGTTTGAAACTTTAAATGAAGAAGAAAGAAAAGAATTTAAATACCTTACCTCATTAAAAGGTAAAAAATTAAACGAGGAGATTGAAAGAGTAAAAAACTCGGTTTTGGAAAAATTATCGAATAACCTAAACGAGTCCAAAGAATCAGAATTATCAGAAAAGATTCAAAAAACAATAGACAAAATAAATGAATCTGAATTTTCTGTTATGTCCTTATATAAGTTAAGTCAGTTAGAAAAGGGTTTATAATGAGAAAGTTTTTTATGTCCTTAATGGGGGATGTTGATGGTCAAAAATCATCAAAAAGATTTATAACCCTCATAGCATTTCTTATGATGTGCGTTGCATTTATTGCCAACATATTCATGGACATACCCTTACAACAGTTTGTATGGGATGGTATGATGTACATCGTTTGGGCAGGATTAGGATTTACAACATTAGAAAAGTTCTCCCGAAGTAAGGGGTCTGAAGAATAAAAAAGGGACTCACTCAGAGTCCCTTCTTTTTTTATCTTTATATATTGCTTTCTTTTTTTTCTCTCTATTTTTCTCAGAGTCTTTAGTATACTGTTCACCGTCTCTTATCTTTTCAAGCTGTTTGGTTTTATAAACCTTATACTTGTATTCTTTTAGAGCTGCTTCTATATTTTTCTTTTTTACTTTTACCTTTAACATATATTACTCTTATATTAATAAATATAACTTTTTTGACATAAGACTAATATTATACTATATTTTCTTTAAATCAATAAACTTAAAAAGATGGATTTATATGAAGAAAGGGAAAACGTCACAACTAAAATTATTTAGTGATGCAAAATGTTATTACGGAACGGTAGATGCAAAAAATTTAAAAACAGTATACATAGTATTACAGTCTTGGGTTGAGCCGATAAAAAATTTCGATAACTGGGATAGAGCGACAGGATTAATGAAAAGAGAAATAAAACATGCGTTATTAGAAATTTTAGACTATGATTTTTTTGAAAAACATAACATAGTTGATTTAGATTTAAGAAGTAGTGGAATACAGGAAGGAAAAAGAAGTTTTATGAATTTAGAAATAACTCTATACACTAAAAATCACGTAGACTTTAAATCAAATGAGCTAAAAGAAAGAATAAAAAAAATCACAAAAACAATATATTCAGACTGTATTAAAGGTTTAAAATATTTTAAAGTACATAGAAATAAATCAACAAAAGAAATGGTATGAATATTTATAAAGAAAAAACATGAAAATATTAGGACCAAACGATATCGGTAAGGGTATTTTAGTAGAATGGGATGCGGGGACGATTAATCCACACGATAGTCGTAATGCAGAGATAATAAGAGAATCATATGGTCAGTTAGACCATTCTAAACCTTTTGAGTTTTATGCAACTCTTCAGAAATACGATACACCAAATAGAAATGGTAGAGTATATCCTGAAAAGATTTTAAGGAGAGAAGCTGATGTGTATAGGAAGGCAATTGAAAAAGGTTTATCTATATCAGAACTTAATCACCCTGAATCTTCATTAATTGATTTGGATAGAGTGTCCCACCTTATTACTGAAATATGGTGGGAAGGTAATACTCTTATGGGTAAGATTAAACTGTTGACCTCTCCAGGTTTCCACGAAAGAGGTGTGGTATCGTGTCCTGGTGACCAAGCAGCGAACTTAATGAGACAAGGTGTTACTATGGGGGTTTCTTCTCGTGGTGTAGGTTCTTTGGTAAAGAAAGGGGAAAGAAATGAAGTTCAGGACGACTTTGAATTAATCTGTTTTGACTTGGTATCATCACCCTCAACACCAGGGGCGTACCTATTCTTAAATAAAGATGATAGAAATAGGTATGAAGAAAACCTTGAAGAGGAAACTAACATGAGAGCACAGGAACCAAGAATTGATGGTGGTTTAGGTAGAAGTGTTGACTTAATGAAAAAATTATCCGATTATTTAGGTTATTAAACCTAATTAAAAACAATTACAATGGACGAAAAATATTTTGTTGCGAAAGTACAGTATGACCTTCCTGATGAAAACTCAGGTAAAATCAAAAAAATGAGAGAAGAGAAGTTAGTTAAAGGATTTAACGTAACTGACGTAGAAGCTAAGGTGACAGAAAGATTTAAAGATTTCACATATGATTGGAGAATTACCGCATGTGTTGAAAGTAAAATTGATGAGGTATACGAGTAATTTCGCCTAAATAAACGAAAAAATACATTTTCGTTTATATCGACGAAAAAATTAAATCGGGTAAAAACCCGATTTTTTTTTGCTAAAAGTTAATAAAAAAACATTTTTTTAATTATTCGCATATTTATATGTAAAATAAACAAAGCTAAAAATAAAAAATGGCAGAAAAAAAATCTTTAGTTGAAGAGGCGATTTTACAAATGGAAAATTTGCAAGACGCTATTTCAAATAATGCAAAAGGAATACTTGCTTCTACTATGAAGGAAGAAATCAGTGAGTTAGTAAAAGAATCTTTATCTGATGAAGAAGAGGTTAAAGAATCTGAGACTGAAATGTCTGAACAAGAAGGCGAAGAAGATGTTCTTGATTTAGATGTTGATGTTGAAGGTGAAGATGAGGGTGTGGAAGGTCTTGAATTAGACTTGGATGCACTTTCTGATAATGAAGATGATGAAGAGTTGGAAATGGGTGATGAAGAAATGTTAATGACTGATTTACCTGGTGACGACTTAGAAGTTGATGATTCAGAAGAAATTCTATCTCCTCTTGATTTAACTACCGCATCTGACGAAGAAGTTTTAAAAGTTTTTAAAGCTATGGGTGAAGACGATGGAATTATCGTAAAACAAGACGATGATGAAATTCATTTATCCGATAACGAGTCAGATACTGAATACGTTATTCAATTAGGTGAATCAGAAGAAGGTCTCGAAGAAACAGAAGGTAAACACTTAGGTGAAGAAGATGAAATGACTGAAGGTAATTACATGGAAGAAGATGAAATGACTGAAGGTGATTACACTGAAGAAGAAGTCGTCTATGAAATCGAAATAGGTGAAGAAGAAGACACAGACTCAGAAATGAGTGAAGGTGGTAAGGAAGGAGACATTCCACCTGCGGACAGAAGAAAAAAAGGTCATTATGGAAAAGGACCTAAAAAAGATGAAACCGCAAAAGAAGAAGGAGAATTAGATTATGAAAAGGAAGAGGCTAAGGAGAGTTCTTCTATTTCTTATGTAAATGGTCGTGCGACTAACTTAAAACCTGCAAAGTTTCCTAAACCATTAAAGAGACCGGCACAAAGAAATGAGTCATTAGAAAGAGAAGTGGCACAGTTAAGAGAAAAAAATGAAGAGTACCGTAAGGCACTTAATATTTTTAAAGAAAAACTTAATGAAGTTGCGGTATTTAACTCAAACTTGGCTTACGCTACAAGATTGTTTACTGAACATTCAACAACAAAACAAGAAAAAATAAATATATTAAGACGTTTCGATAGTGTCGAAACTCTTAAGGAGTCTAAATCTCTTTATAAGACAATCAAAGAAGATTTTGACGGTAAAGAAAATACTATTATGACCGAATCGGTTACTTCTAAAGTACAAAAAACACCGTCAAAGGGTTCAGCGAATAATCTAATTGAGAGTAAGACTTATGAAAATCCACAATTTTTAAGAATGAAAGATTTGATGGATAAAATCAAAAAATAAAAATTAAACTAAAATAATACTAAAATGGGAGCATTATTAGAATCAGGTCTAGTTGGTAATATCGGTCTTAAGCACCTCAAAGTTATCAAGGAGGACACAATTAACAAGTGGGACAAGTTAGGGTTCCTCGACGGTCTTAAAGGACACATTAAAGAAAATATGGCGCAGTTGTATGAAAACCAAGCGTCTCATTTGATAAACGAAGCGGCTGCATCTGACAGTTCAGGTTCTTTTGAAACAGTTGTTTTTCCAATCGTAAGAAGAGTTTTCTCTAAATTGTTGGCTAACGACATCGTTTCAGTACAAGCTATGAACCTACCAATCGGTAAGTTGTTCTACTTTGTTCCAAAGATTCAGAACAGAAATAGTGATGGTACACACGTAGCACCATTTGGAGCACCAAACGGACCATCAACTGCAGATTCAAACTATGATACAGGTAAAAACTTGTATGACCGTTTCTATGAAGGTGAAACACCTAATTCAGACCCTGCAGGATTGTTCGATTATTCTAAGGGAGCGTTTACTGCATTAACAGATACTCTTCAGTATGTTGAGTGGTCTAACGGTGAGTTGGTTGCAGGTACTTTCCCTGGTGGAGAGTTAAGGTCAGTATTGTTCGCACTATCAGGTTTCTCAAGTGCTGGAGCAGGTAAATTAATCGGTCCTGACGGACAAGAAATGGATACAGAAGAGTTCTTATCATCATTAGAAATTGTTGACTCAAACAGTGAATACTTTAACTTTAGAGTTGTTACTCAAAAATACGGTAAAGGTATTGTTCAGTATGGTGAAACGGTTTCAGCACCATTCCCTGGTTCAGGACCTGGAGGTAAGTATGATGACATCTGTGACCAAACAGGAGTTATCTATTTAGAAATTGACTCAGCAACACCAGTAGGTATCGGAACTTCTTCATCTATAGATGGATACTCAGGTACTACATTTGGTACAGGTACTACATTTACCGCATCTTGGAGAAGATATGAAACTTTAGAATTCGAAGATGCTATCGGTGAAGTTTCATTTGACTTAGAGGCTGTTACTGTTTCTGTTACAGAAAGAAAGTTAAGAGCACAGTGGTCACCAGAACTCGCACAAGACGTCTCTGCATTCCACAACATTGACGCTGAAGCTGAATTGACAGCATTGTTGTCAGAACAGGTTGCAGCTGAGATTGACCGTGAGATTTTAAGAGACCTAAGAAAAGGTGCGGCTTGGACATTAAGATGGGATTACAATGGTTGGAAGAGAGTGAACAACGGTTCAGTTAACTATAACCAAAAGGATTGGAATCAAACGTTGATTACTGCAATCAATCAGATTTCAGCTCAAATCCATAAATCAACTTTAAGAGGAGGTGCTAACTGGATTGTTGTTTCTTCAGAAGTTTCTGCAGTATTTGACGATTTAGAATACTTCCACGTTTCAAACGCGGCTCCTGACCAGGACCAGTATAACATGGGTATCGAAAGAGTTGGTACATTGTCTGGTAGATATCAAGTTTACCGTGACCCATACTTCCCACCAAACACAATCTTGTTGGGACACAAGGGTTCATCACTCTTAGATACAGGTTACGTTTACGCACCATACGTACCTCTTCAGTTGACACCAACAATGTATAACCCATTCAACTTCACACCAATCAAGGGTATCATGACAAGATACGCTAAGAAGATGGTTAACAACCGTTTCTACGGTAAGATTGTTGTTGATGGAGTTAGAACATTCGACCTAAGAGAGTTAAGATAATATTTTATCTTAATAATATTAGAAAGGGAGACTTCGGTCTCCCTTTTTATTTTACCTTATTTCTATATGATTTACAAATTTTAGAATCCTCACCAAAATATTTACATCTTAGTTCTATGAGTTCTTTTCTGTGACCCTCAAATTTATCACTGTCATTTGATTTATGACCATTCATAATCGCACTAGTGATTTCAGACTCTAATTTACATATTTTACTGTGAATTTCACTCCGAGTCACCTTCAGTTTCTTTTTTATCTAGCGGTTTAGGAGTTGTAATAACACGTATTGCTTTAGATACTACCTCAGACTCCTCCATGTTAAAAATACCAAGTTTGTGTGCGTGACGTACTGAATGTACTAAACAAAATATCGCTTGGTCAGTACTCATATCGTCAATAAACTTATTTAATTCATGAGGTTCATTGTATTTTATTGTGCCGAATAGTTCATTTAAATTTTCTTGATTCATAGTAAATAATGATTTATGTAATATTTATTAAAAAGAAACCAAAAAGTCAATTATGAAAGAATATATTTTAACAGAAGATTTAATTAAGTGGATAAATAAGTTAAAAACTCAAAGGGGTGAGGGAGATATTATTGAGTCAACGATTAAAAAAATAGTTCTTAAAGAACAAATGTCTGAAGAATTAAAATATCACTTAGATAAGAAAATATCATTAACTGAAAATGTTTTTAGATATGGGAGTGATAAATATTTTCAAGTAATTAATGAGGCTAGAGAATTTCATAGAAAAGGTTATCAATTCGATGAATTTGATAAAGAACTTTTAGAATCTGATTTAGGTACGATTGTAAAAACAAAATCAGGTAAGGAAATTCCATTAGATATGCCGTTTGAATACGGTTCTATTAACGAAGCAGAATATAAAGGAAAAAAAGTGCAACTTAATAAGCCAAAGTCAGGAGGTTCAAAAAAATGGTATGTATATGTCCGTAATCCAAAAACAGGTAAAATCAAAAAGGTTAGTTATGGTTCTCCTGTTATGACAGCAAAGTGGAATGACCCTGAAGCTAGAAAGTCATTCGCGGCAAGACATCAATGCGAAAAAAAGAAAGATAAAACAAAGGCAGGTTATTGGGCGTGTAGGGCACATAAAGATTTTGGTAAAAACGTATCAGGTAGATTTTGGTAATTAACATATGAGGGGTGTTTTTTTAACGATATTTTTATTGTTATCGTCACTGAGTTTAAAATCTCAATGTGACTTAAAAATTATTGACGTTAATTTAAACACTTATGAAGTTACTGTTGTTGTGAATAACAGTGATAATTGTGGTAATATAGGATACCAAAATTCCGATTCTACAGTAAATATGATTCAGATAGGTGCTCATGTACCTGAATTTGAAAATAATTGGGATATAGGTGATTGTATGATGTCACAAAATATTCATTTGGGTTGGGTGTGGAGTCCTGTCGCAAATGCGTTACCTGGTAATTGGTCAGACGATTTCGGTTATGACTTTCCTCTTACCGCTGGTGATACAGTCACAATACAGTTAGACTATGAGTACCCAAATCCCGCACTACCAAATAATTGTTTTAGTGAATACATCGACTACTGGGTTTCACAAGGAGAGTGTATTGAATTTGTTATATGGCAAATAAATTATTCTAGTACGTGGTATCAACAAGATGGGGGTTGGGCTATTGGAAATGGAAATCCATCTTCAGTATATCCTGACCAAAACTGTGATAATGCGTGGAATACATGCAATGACGAAAATCCTAGTTACAGTTCATCTTCGCCAAATCCACCAATAGAATGTTTATATTCGGATGATGAAATAGGGTGTACAGATATGAACGCGATTAATTATAATGAAAATGCGGAATTTGATGATGGTAGTTGTGAATATAATTGTGTGGATACTATATTTGTTGAGTCTCCACCTGATACCATAGAAATATTTACACCTGCAGATACAATATATACATATATAATTCAGATAGATTCAATTTTTACATTTACCTACATATTTCAAATAGATACTTTTTACGTTGAATTACCTGGTGACACTATCATTATACAGTTTCCCGCCGATACTGTAACAATATTAGAAACTGAATATATTACTCAGTATGATACCACATATATTGAATTACCTCCTGACACTATAACTATAACTGAATTTATAACTGACACTATTACAATAACAGAAACTGAATATATTACTCAGTATGACACAACCTATATTGAATTACCTCCTGACACTATTATAATAACAGAAACTGAGTACATCATTGAATATGATACTACATATATTGAACTCCCTCCTGATACTGTTACACTGACGGAATTTATAACTGATACTTTATTTGTTGAATTACCACCTGATACTGTTACTCTCACTGAATTTATTACAGACACATTATATATTGAATTACCCTCTGATACTGTTATAGTCACTCAGGTAGACACTGTTATAGAAACTGAACTTATTTATATAACAGATACGTTATATCAAACATTATATGATACTATAGTTCAATATGAATTTATATTAGTGGACTGTGTTACAGGATTACCATGTGATGATTTCGGACTATTGAACTGTGAAGATAGTGATATATATATTCCAAACTCATTTACACCAAATAATGACGGCATAAATGATGTGTGGGAAGTCGTAATTAGTTCTGACTGTTGGTCTGATGTTGAAGTAAAAATATTTAACCGTTGGGGTGAAAATATATGGACAAGTAATGATATAAATAATTTAAGATGGAACGGTAGTTATAATGACGGTTTATATTATTCACAAATAGAAACGTATACATGGACTTTTACTGCTAGAAGATTAAACTCATATTTTATTGAAAAATTGGTAGGTCATGTTACTATTGTAAGATGATATACAAACAAACTAAGATTTCAGATAATAAGTTTGAAAGGACATTTTCTTCTGATGTTCCCGAAAGTGAATTAAAATGGCACAGGGATAAAGAAAATCGCATGGTT